GGCATTGTTTATAGGTGATCCTGTTCTTTTAAGCCCTACTTTGGCGGAAAAGGATTCTACTGCAAGATTCCCGACCATCAATAAATCAGCCGGAACTTCTGGAGTTATTGTTTTTGGAGTAATTGATAGTTTTGAAGAACTCCAAACTGATTTAAGTAAAAATTATAATCCGGCGTCTACTGAAAGGATTGCGAATGTTATTGTTGATCCAGACGTTGTTTATGCTATCCGGGGAGATGGAACGGCTTTAACTAAAGTCGCACCTGGTCAGAATGCTGTTATGATAGCAACTGGATCAGGAAGCACGGCAACCGGCTTGTCAGGCATGGAGCTTGACGAAGGCACTACTACCGCACCCAATACGACACAGGCGTTCACTCTTCATATTCTTGGAAGACAAAACATCGAAGACAATGAACTGCTTGCTGATGCTGTATGGGAAGTAATATTAAACACTAACGAAAATGCCACTGGTCGTAGACTAGGCATAACAGCATCATAAGGAGGTGATGTCATGACTATATCAACAGGATCACATCCTAAAGATTTATGGCCAGGTGTAAAAGCTCATTTTGGACATATATACGAAGAGCATCCAGAAGAGTTCAGCCAGATTTTTGACGCTGAATCCTCTGAAAAAGCGTATGAGGAACGAGTCCAGTACAGAGGATTAGGTCTTGCTCCTGTCAAAACACAAGGGGCTTCAATTTCATTTGAAGATGCTGAGCAAGGGTATACTCCAAGGATAACAAACATTACTTATGCCATTGGTGGGATTGTTACACGTGAAGCCATAGAGGACGGGCAGTATGAATCTATTGCAATGAGGATATCAAAACATATTGCTTTTTCTATTCGGCAGACTGAAGAGAATGTTGGTGCCAATATTCTCAACCGTGCTTTCAATTCCAGCTATTTAATGGCTGGCGGTGATGGAGTTGAACTTCTCAGCACAGCACACGTTGAGGCTGATGGAAACCAAAGTAACCACTTGACCGTGGCGGCTGATTTGAGTGAGGGTGCTCTTGAAGATATCCTTATCCAGGTTATGACAGCTACCGATTCAAAGGGTTTAAAAATAAGTCTTATTGGTCAAAAACTGATAGTTCCGCCTCAATTGACCTTTGAAGCATGCAGGATCCTTGATTCTTTACAGCAATCCGGTACGGCGAACAATGATATAAATGCTTTAAAGGCAAAAGGGATGTTACCAGGCGGTGTTATAGTTAATCATTATCTTACTGATACTGATGCATGGTTTGTTAAAACCAATTCCCCTGAGGGGCTTATTTGTCAAAATCGTAGACCTGTAGAGTTCGGAAAAGATAATGATTTTACGACCGAAAACGCTATGATGAAAGGTACCATCCGTAAAGGTTATGGATGGGCTGATTGGAGAGGCCTTTTCGGGTCTCCTGGAGCATAACTATTAAAACTTAATCTGGTGGGGTGTAAAAGCCCCATTACTCAAAAAGGAGTGGATTAAAATGGCAAAGTATAGATTGGGAAACGGAATACCATCCTGGAATGGTGTCCCAATGGTCGGAGGTTTTCCGGAGGGCTTAACGGATGTCTTTTTTGTTGATTATGGATCTGGCAGTGATGGAGTAAGCAAAAAAACAAACTCCACAGATCGTCCTTTTAAGACGATCGATAAGGCCATGGATATGGTTACTACCAACAAAAATGAGGGTATTGCCCTGATTGGTAACAGCACACATACTTTAACCGAAATGCTTTCAGTTTCAAAAAACCGGATGCATATTTTTGGGTATGATCCAGGTGGTAGGTATTACGGGCAGAATGCCAAAGTTTCGCTTGGAGTGACAACGGCTGCAACAGATATTGGGACAATTCAGAATACTGGGGTAAGAAATAGTTTTCGTAATATGAAGGTTATAAATGAGAATACGGTTGCTCAGGGTCTTTATTCATTTGTTGAGGCAGGGGAATACTCTGTTCTTGACGGGTGTGAAATTTATAAAAGTACGGATCTTGACGTTACTGGTGCGTCTGAGTTGGTCATGAATGGCGATTCCGCGATGGTTCGCAATTGTATGATCGGATCGACCGCTAATGCGACTACCGGAGCGATTATAAGAGCGAATGTCCTGCTTACAAAAGGGATTGTTTCTGGAAAGGTTTCCAGGGATGTTACTTTTGAAAATTGTAAATTCTGGCGTAAATCAGGGCATGTTAATAATAGATATTTTTATGGTGCTAATGCCACAGATGTTGAAAGGCAGTTTTTGATAAAAGATGGCCTGTTTTTTAACACTAAGCTTGCTGCTGCTGTTCCTGCGCAGTGCGTTGCTTTTGCCGCTGAACAAACACAGGGTTATGTTTTGATTGATAATTGTACGTCCATCAACAACACAAAGCTTTCTACCACTACAGGCGTTTATATTGCTGGCACAGTCCCGACATATGCTACTTCGGGTATTGCGGTAGCTTCTTAAAAATCATAGTCCATGAGGGGGGAACCCCCCTCTGATAAGGTGGTTATGGAAACAACTCAATTCAAAACAAAATTTGTCGAAGATCAAGAAAGTGTGATGGTTATAGATAATAGCATGCTTGTCAAAGAAATACGATTTCACCAGCAATCAAGACAAATTACTATTGTATTTGATAAAATACCAAAAAAAGAATCCGTTAATAAAAAGAAGGTGAAACATGAAACCAAAAAGATTTGATTTTGATTTAGCCAACAGTGACGATAACGGGATCTTTACAGTCAAAGCCGTGTCCGGGGCAGGAGCCTTGGTTTTAGATGGCGCCTTGATATCTGGTGGCGTGTTTACCTCTGCCGATGGTATGGCCAGAAGAATAGCCCAAATAACAGCAGGTAACGATTCAGGGATAACTTTCACATATGTTGGCACTGACTCAGATGGTGCAGCTCTTACCGAGATTGTAACAGGTGGTTCAGGCACTCCAAGCACAGAAACCACAACCGGTTATTTTCTTACTATAACATCAATAACCGCAAGTGGAGCTGCTGCCAGTGATGTTACAATTGGGACGGTTGATGAAGCGTTAAGCCCAACAATCCCCCTTGATTATGCCTCTGATTTAGGATGTTCGATCAACATTGATATTACCGGGACAATAAATTTTACCGTTAGAGAAACATTTGACAATATTCAACGATCCTTGAATGTTCAATCTGCTCAGTGGTTTGATATAACCGCTTTGGCGGCTAAGACAGCCGACACTCAAAGTCTTTCCACTCTTGGGGCTACTGCCATACAGTTTGTTGTGAACAGCTTTACGGATACAGCAGAGACACAAATGTATATTGTTCAGCCCTTGAGGTAAAACAATATGATTAGAACAACCCACCCGTATTCAGGTGATCATTACATACCAGGCGACTTTTGGATGGTTTGTGATGAATGTGGTCTGGATTATAGGCGTTCAGACATGAGAGAACGGTGGGATCACGCATGGGTATGTTATAAAGATTGGGAACCTAAACATCCTCAAGAAGATGTTAGGGGAATATCTGAAAGGATTGGTGTACCACATGCGAGACCTGTCACGTCTACGAACAATCTCATAACTTCATGGGGCGAATCATCCACATATGAGATATTCGCATCCACAAAGGGTGATATAACCTCGGCAATAAATTCAGTAGGAAACGGGTCTGCCAGGTCTAACGATACTGATATCACAGCAGGGGATTCTTACCGTTTAAGTGTGGTGTTGACTCTTAATTCAGGGGAAAAACCTATTATAACAACAGGGTCATCCGGTGCCGCAGATGGGACAATATTAGGAACGCTATCAGGCGGCAACAATTCGTTTAAATTCACGGCAGAAAGTGGCAAAGATTATTTTTATATTACAAACACGGCTGATTCCGACTTTCTGGCTTGTTTTAGTTTGTATTTTCTAATTTCACAGGATGACTTATAATGGCTGTATCTGGAAGTTATGATTTTGACGTAACGGCAGGGCAAATTGTCAAAGATGCTCTGTTATTAAATAATGTTCTTGACCCGAAAGAGAGTACGGATCCTAACGATAATACTATCTGTATGCGTTTTCTTAATATGATGATCAAAAACGTCCAAAAAGACGCGGATCTTTGGGTTTCCACAGATGTAACCGCGACCCTCACGGCTGGGACTGAAAGTTATACGGTCGGGGATGGGCTTGATATTGATACCGCACGCCCTTTGAAATTGAAACATTGCAGGCGCAGGGATTCAAGCGGCAATGACATAACGGTTGATGTTGTATCCCGACAAGATTATATGGAGCAGCCGACAAAATCTACGCAAAGTCCGGTTTTAATGGTTTATTATGATCCTCAGATATCAAATGGGGTGTTGTATGTCTGGCCTACTGCAACGGCAGGGAACCTTACTTTGATTTTGACTTTTCAAAGGCCAATACAAGATTTTGATGAGACTGGAAACAATCCTGATTTACCGGATGAATGGAATATTTGGATGGTTTATCAATTAGCATCCTTAATTTCCCCAATTTATTCAGGAGAACTTAGACAAGATTTGCAATCTATATCAAACGGTTTGTTTCTTGCTTTAAAACAGTTTGATACAGAGCAAGTTCCTATACATTTTCAACCTAGCATAAGGTGATAATGCCATATATCCAGTTAAAAATTAATCAAAGTCTTTATCAGAACGTTGATGAATCCAGTATATCTGACCAGGGGATTGAACGACACGATGTTTTCATGGACGAAACAGGGGCTATGGTAAGAAGACCAGGTTTGTATAATTTTATCACGGCTGGAGATGGGCCTATAAATGGGATGTTCTATTGGCAGAGTAAAAACAGAGTTTTTTTAGCCAGTGACAAAGATCTTTACTCAATGACCGAGAATGGGGTTGTCACATTAATAGGGAGCGATTTATTCGAGGCTGATAATAGGGTAATATGGGATGAGGCTATAAATCCAACCAGGAAGCTATTTGGAACAAATGGGGGCATCCCTGTTGAATGTGACGGTTCAACCGCTAACAAATTGACGGATGCTAACGCTCCTCAAAAAGCGACACACTTATCAATATTCGATACATATTTAATAGCTAATCAGACAGGAACACAGAAAATAGAATATTCTACTGTCGGGCAACCAACAGTTTTTGGTGCGGAGTTTGTCACGGCTGAGACTCAACCAGATGATCTTGTATTTATAGGTGTTGGTTGGGACGAAATAGTGGCGATCGGTAGAAAAACTCAACAGTTTTTTTATGATGACGGGGTGACTCCGTTCATAGCTAAACCGGGGTCTAATATTGAAGATGGTTGCATTGCACCATACACAATAAAGCTTGTAGATAATTCATGGTTTTATCTTAACGATGAACGGCGATTGGTTAGAACAACCGGACGCCAAACATCCATTTTATCAATGCCAATTGACAGGATCTTTT